ATGTGCTCTTTGAGGTGGCCAATCATCACCGGCAGATACGTCGGCGCGATCAACTGGCTCATGCCCAAGGCCGGGTTGGTCATGTATGCGAGGTGGGTCTTTAGGTGCGCGATGTGGTCCTGCTCTGGGAATGCGATGACGGGCTTACCCATAGTCGCAACCACGTTCTCCTGCACGGCGTTCTGGTTCTGCGGCTCAAGGGCTGGGTTGAGCAGGTCCTTGGCGTTGGGCACCTTCAGGGTCTCAAGGATGCGCTCCTCGACCTTGCGGGCGTTGTACAGTTGGGGCAAGGCTGCGGCGCGCTGTGCCACGGCCTGCACCTGAGCGAAGCGCTGGCTCTCCGAGAAGATGTTCGGGTCGGAGACTGGCACCACGTCCATGGGGCCTTCAAAGTCGGCTCGCTTGGCGATCTCCTCGCCTAGCTCCTTGACCTCCTTGGCGTCGTCCATGTACGAGCCGTTGAGCCGGTGCAGGATTGACAGGACGCGGGCCATACTGTTGTGCAGTCGGGCGTGCATGGCGCTGTAGACCACCATGCCCTGCTCGAGGCGTGCGAGGGTGGTGCCGACCGGCGCATTGGGGTTGCCGTCGCCGACCTCCTCCATGGACGTGCGGACCACGCCCTTGCCTGCGTCCACGAGGAAGCCCAGAAGCTGGAACAGCACCGGGCTGGGTGGGTTGAAGGGCAGGGGCATGGCGACCTTGCGGATGTCGTCAACGCCGACGCCGCCCTCGATCTCCTCAACCTGCGTGGGCTGGATGTTGAGGCTCTGGCCGCCCCTGCTCCCGCCCTTGATCTTCAGCATGGTCTGGCTGTTGCTGATATGCGCGCTGTCCATCAACGCGCGCAGCGATCCGGTGACAGCCGCAGAGATGCCGCCGATCATGTGAGGCAGGCCGATGGGGTAGGCACCGCGCCACGGCACGAAGGGGAACTCGACGATCCACTGGAGTTCCTCGCGCTCCTCGTCCTCCTCATCCCAGTTTCGGTAGATCGACAGCACCTTGCCCGAGGTCTTGTCGACGCTGATGATATACGGCGCGGGGCCGTCAGTGTCGTCCTCAATGTCGATGAAGGTGTAAATCTCGAATACCGTCCGCAGGCCGTCCTCGTTGTAGGACGTCTGGCTGCGGCCCTCGATCTTGTCGTTGGCCACGTCTACGATGGATCGCTCAGGCTCCATGCCCGGAGCGCCCACGTCAACATCGCGGTACATGCCCGACTTGACGCGGTTGTCAAAGTCCAGAGCCGTGATGTACTGCACGTGCGTGCGGCGCTGGGCGCTGTAGAAATTGGTGGCCGCGAAGGGCAGCAGCAGATCGTCAATGGCGACAAAAAGGAACTCAGGGCGGTTACGCTTCTCGTTCCATGTGATCTTGAGGTACTGCGCGCCGCCCAGCGGCACCTGCGTCAGGAGCTGCTCAAGCTCTGCGCGGAACTCGGTGCTCTGGGTAGTGAGCTGCCAGTTCATGTAGGTGGTCTTGCGCTTGGCCTTCTCGACCTTGTCGGGCGTCAGGGTGCCGGGGATGAAGTCGCGAACTGGACCCTGCGGTGGGAACAGTTCCTTGATGGCCCGAGCCGAGAAGTCCACGCACACCTCGGTCAGGAGCGGGTGGACCACCTTCGACGCGCCTTGGAACTGGGCACCGCCCGGTGCGTCCTCGCCTAGGCCGGTGCGCCGGATGCCTTCCTCGTACTGCTCGTCGCGCTTCTTGCGGGCGTCCTTGTCGCGCGACAGGAACTCGATGAACTCCGAGCCGATCTTCTTGAGGTCAGCCTCTGGCAGCGTCTCTGCGAGGTTGTCGTAGAAATCGCCCTTATTAGGTCCGGCCTCCTCGTCCAACGTGACGATAGCCCCGCCGTCAGCCGTGTCCTCGACGTCGGCAGGCTCGCCCATGTCCATCTCGACGGTCTCGCCTTCGGGCAGTTCTTCATCGTCCATGGGTCAGGCCTCGTGCGTCGGGGTGGAGTAGGTATAAACCAATGTTGCGCTCATGTCACGCTACACCGAATAGGGGTTGAGGTAGGGCTGCTCGGGCTTGCGGTCGCGCTCGGCCTCCTTGGCCTGACGCTCCAGCTTGATAGGGTTCAGTAAGTTCTTGTCGATCATCAGGCGCATGGCTTGGCTGGTGCTGTCCACGTAGTCATCGTGCTTGATCGACCCCTCTCCGGTGAAGGCGCATAGCTGGGCCAGCATGGGCTCGACCCACGTGCGCGGCTTACCGGGGTTGCGGTCGCTCTCAGGCAGCCACACCTGACGGCGGGCGAACACGTTGCTCACCATGTGCAAACGGGCCAGCTTGTCAGCCCTGCCGGGGTTGTAGGCGTAGGCTTGGATGCCGTCGCGGTCGAGGGTCTGGCGCAGGCTGATGCCGCTGCCCTTGTCCTCGATCAGCACCATGTCAGGCTTTCGCCCGGACGTGAGCATCTTGGTCGATCCGAACATGGGCTTGAGCAGGGCCGCGTCCTGATCGTCGCCGTAAGCCACGTTCAGCTCCTTCTTGACCCGCTTGACCAGTTCGGGCAGGCCGAGGTGGTCTTGCCAGCAGTCGAGCAGCAGTACGTTCTGGCGGCCTTCGTGGATGAACGTGCCCCAGACCGTGCAGGCTGACGGGTCGGCCCCGGTCTTTCGGTCTGTGGTCGCCTCGGTGAAGGCCGTGTCAAGGGACATGACGATCCAGTCCAGTTGGGGCAGGGGCTTCTTGGCTGGCCACAAGCGCATCCACGAGCGTTTGATGACGCCGCTCTCCTCTGGATCGATCAGCTCCCCGTCAAGCTCCTGTCGCCCGATGGTCGTGCCCTCGTACTGGGTAAGCTGGTCGAAGAAGGCTTGGGGCAGGTTGGCCTTGTTGTCGTAGGTCGAGCCGCGCGTCAGGACCCGCCGCTTCTTGGGGGTCGTCAGCTTACGCACCAGTTCGATGGGCCGAGGCGTCGTGGTCCAGACCACCTTTGGGTCATGGCCGAGGCGCAGGCCCATCATGGCCATGTCCCAAGTCTCCTCGGCGTACTGCCAAGCGGCCAGCTCGTCGCACCAGATGCGGGCGAACTGGGGACCACGCAGGCGCTCGGCCTTCTCGGCGCTGAAGCCCCGAATGATCGCGCCATTGGTCAGGCGGATGATCAGGTCGGATCGATTGTAGTCAGCGACCAGCTTGGGGGGGATCACGCTGATCAACCCGGCTGGCCCCTCAAAGCACGTGTAGCGCACGTCGGACTGCGTGGGGGCGATCACCGCACTGGGCAGGGCCTCTGGATCGCTCCATGCCTCCCAGCCGATCCAGTGAGCGCCAAGGAGGGTCTTGCCGAAGCCTCGCCCTGCCATGACGCCCCACTCAGCCCAATCGCCCTGTGGGGCCATCTGAGAGGCTCTGGCGGTGGTCAGCCACTTCAGACGCCAAGTGAGCGCGATCTGCTCCTGCTCGGGCAGGCGCAGCACCGTCTGCGTGTCAAGCTTGGACAGGTCGTATCCGTGCAGGATGGTCAGGACGCAGCCGCCTTAGACGCGGCAGCCGCCAGTGACGCCAGCAGGTCGTTGGCAGTGCCCTCCTGCTCGACCTTGATCGATCCGCCGTCCTTGCCGGTGATCTCTGAGTTCTTTGTCTCACGCCAGTCGGCGGGGAAGCGAGCGGCCATTGATCGGCTGTACAGCGAGGCCTGAAAGCGCTCTGCGGACAGACCCTTGCGGCCCTGACCCTCCCACCAAGCCTGTGACGCCAGCCGAGCAGAAGCCAAGGCTGCAGAAAAGTCTGGGTGAACTGACGGCCATTCGCTCTCAAGGGTGATCCGAGACACGCCAATCTCGGCGCACATCTCGACGACCGAGTAGCCCTCGGACCCCATGCGGATGACATCGTCGCAGTACTGGGGAAGGTACTTCGTCGGCCTCCCAAACGTATAGCCCTCCGGCTTGGGAGCGGGAGGTGCCTTGGGTGTTTTGGTCTTCTGGTCAGCCATCGCGTTCGGGCCTCCTAACAGCCCCAATGTAGTATCGTTAAGTCTGTGAGGCAAGGAGGGCCTTCTCAAGCTCCCTGATGGCCCACTGGATGCCCTGTATCTCCACGCCCATGTCGTGCAGCCCGTGGGCATCACGTGTGTGCAGGAACACACCCGCCATAGCCCAGCACACGTCCTCGTGCTCGCGCAGGCTGTCGATCTGATCGCCCATCACTTCTTGGCGGTCTTCGCCGAGGCCTTGAAGGCGGACGCCTTGGGCGCACCCTTGTCACCGGGTGAGCGCATCTTCTCGCCAGAGCCTGCGGCTATGCGTTCGCGTTTGGCATGGATTGCAGCATATAAACCTTTTGACATGTCAGCACTTCCATCTCTTGAGTGATGCCTTGGCCCGCTCTGCGGGACCCTTGGCATTTTTGACAACCCCAGACATCCGGGCGCAGAAGCTAGCCTTCCGACCCTTGTCCGCATCCGACTTAGGATTAGGCGCGGGAGCCTTCAGCTTCGACCCCGTGGCCCGATTGTACTTGGCCCTACCCTTGGCCGTCAGACCAGCCCCAGCCTTCACCGAAAGCTTCTCGCCGCGACCGACCGATAGGGACACTGCGAAGTCTGATTTGCCAGCCATTCCGATATCTCCAAGACCACCGATAAAATACCTTTTTTGAGAACCGAACACAACGACCAGATCGACCCCTTGCACGGCAATGACCCTATGACCCTAACCCTTAAGGTGGTTAGGGTCAGGGAGGGTCATAATTTGCCCTGTTTTGCCCCCCTTTTGACCCTGACCCTAGAGATGACCCTAGGGTCATTTAGGGTCAACTTTATGCGGCCTTATAAAGGTCCAAAATAGCCCTCCCCGTGTCTTCGCTAGCCCTCTTGTATGCCGCGTATGTGGTGGTGTTGGGCTGGCGTTTCCACCGCCTCCAAGCCTGCTGCTCGGCGACCTGTGCGGTGCGTAGGGTCTCACTTTCCATCGGTGATCTTCCTAAGCAGGTACTCGTGGGCGGCACCCACGGCGAGAGCTTGGTGTGCCGTGTCGCACTCCGTGCCAGCCGCGTAGGCGTTCAGATTGGTGCCGCGCAGGATCACCACCACGACGGTGGTGGGCTCGTCGTTGGCGAGGCTGTCGGCGATCTCGTGGAGTAGGGCGGATGAGTTGATCATGGGTTGGTTCCTTGAGCTTTCATAATGGCACCGCAAATGGCGCGATAGGTAACCCAACACTGCCTGTCTGGGTCTTGCCCCTCACAAAGCTGCCTGACTGCAATTTTCGCATACAAGAGGGTGTTGTACAAATCAGGCGCAGCCGCAATCAATGTGGCTTCATCCATGCTGATCGGGCCAGCAATTTCCTTGCCAAAGCCGTCAAAGACATGGCTGCCTCGGGGGAAATCAGGAGCCCAGTCAACTGAGGCCTCCCATGGTTCGTTGATGTTCATTGGTCTTGCTCCTGTTGGTGGGGGTGGGGGCCGAGGCCCCCGTTAATGTTAAGCCTTAGCGGCGTCGTATGCCTTCTCAAACTGCTCCTTCATGTAGACGGAGGGGAAGCGGATCGCACCGCCCTCCTTCCATCCGTGGAAGCGGGTGATCAAGCGGTTCAAGTCCTTGGTGCTCATGGGGTGCTCCGTTGGTTGAGGTTAGTTGGCGAACAGGTCGATGGTCTCTGGGCCTTCCGCGATGCGGTCATACTCAGCCTGACGGATGGCGTCCTGCACCTCGTAGTAGGCGATCAGCTTGTCTTGGATGGGCAGCCATTCTGATAAGGCGGCCACGTGGGCCTCATCGGCCTTTTGGTAGGCTGCAAGGTTAGCCTTGGTGCGTGACTGCCCGGACGCTCTGGCGGCCCACTGGGCGGTGCGGCATGCGTCGTTGACGGCAATGTAAGCCGCCTCGACCTCGGCCACCAGATCGGCGGGGACGTCCTTGGCGGTCTCTTCTGTGAACCATGCGTAGGTCATTTGGGGTGCTCCGTGGGTGGGGTGGGGGATCAGTAAGAACGGGCTTCAGCGAGGCTCTCGCAGCGCGTCAGGCCGTTGTGTGGGACGAAGGAGTAGATCGCACCCTTCGCCGAGCGCAGGACGTACAGGTCGGGCAGATAGTCACCGGGCGTGGCGACCTTCTCTAGGACTTCCAGTCCGCCGAGGAAGCCAACCTTAACGGTTTGGCCGACAGTCCAGTCTTGCTTTGCGCGGGTGGTCATGTGGGTCTCTCCGTGTGTGTGTTTCTCTCTGCAACCTTTATGAATGATACCCAGATCACTTGCAAGCGATTAATTGCAGAAAGTGCAAAAAAGATTTGGGGGGTGGTTAGCCCCCCGCTGTGGGTTAGTCTTCGTCCTCATCCTCATCTTCAATTTCTTCTGCGGCAATTTCGTTGCCTTCCTCGTCCCACCATCCCAAGCGAACGCCCTTGGCGTGTTCTTCATTTTTGCGTTTAGAAATTTTAGCTAATCCGGCTGGAGTGGAATTTCGAGCATCTTCTTCGGCAAGCTCTAAAGCTAGAGCCTTTAGCCTTTCTGCCTCATATTCTTCAAATGGATCAATCATGTGGGTAGCTCCGTGATCTGAGGTGGTAAAGTTAAAGCGATGCGCCAACAATCAGTCGGGCTGGGACATTATCGTAACCGATCAGGGTATGGCTGAACTTGCGTGGCGCAAGCTGCACCGTTTCAAGTAGGCCGCGATTGGTCTTTGAAAGGATGACACTGTCAGTCATGACATAACCGTAGTTCTCAAGGGCGCAGGCGTTCAGGGTGGCGATGCGCTCATGGGCGTTGCGAAGGGTCTTGGCGGTCATGTGAGTAGCTCCGGTTGGGGTCTGTGTTTCTCTCTGCAACCTTTATGAAGAACAATCAGACCTCTTGCAAGCGATTAATTGCATAATCTGCAATTATTTTATTGCACCCCCGCGCATCATCATCATGGCGCTTGCATTGGCCTCATCCACGACGATCCAGCCGTGCTCCAGAGCCTCAATGATCTCGCCCTGAATGAGCGCCCCGATCATCTTGTCTGGGTAGGACGGATTGACCATGTTCCGCACGGTGCGCTCTGCGTTGCCGTCCTTGGTCAGCAGGTCCTTCAGGATCGATCTGGAGATGTATGGGGCGTCTTCTCGCACCTCACCCCCACCAGCCCACCAAGCCCGCTCCAGCGTCTTCCTATGGCCGTCCAGCTTGCTATCCTTCTTACGCTCAGGCGGTGCCTCCTCGGCCACCAGAACGGCGCTGGTGACAGGCTCGCCGTCCTCGTCGAACCAGCCCCTGATCGCCACGGACTTGAGGCTGGCGAAGATCGGCTCGGCCTCCTCCGCGTCCTTGCTCTTGCGCTGCACGATCTGCATGGCCGCGTCGCCCTTTGGCGGGATGACGCTGATCTCAATCTCGAGTGCGCCCTTCCACGCAGACGATCCGCGCGCCCGGTGCTGGGCCTCATCAGACACCCCAGTGTGGTGGACCAGCAAGACCGAGCAGTTGAACTCAGCCATCAGGTTGGCGCAGGCGTCGATCATGGTCTTAGCGTCCTGAGAGCTATTCTCATCTCCGGCCAGAAAGCGGTGCAGGGTGTCCACATTGATCAGGCTCGGCGGATGGGGGAGGGCGCGGATGGCCTCGACCACACGCGAGTAGCCCTCTGGCGTGTTCAGGTCGCACCCGGCCTTGCTGATCCACATATCAAGGGGACCGGCGTTGTGGTGCTGCCTCCAAGCCGCCACCCGCCCACGCAGGCCGTGGTGGCCCTCACCGGCCAAATAGACCACGGGGCCAGCCTTGACCTTGT